TTACAGTGCTTCTTGCACACAGTTTCCCTTTATGCCCATCATCGTTATAAACGATCCAAGGATATATACAAAAACTTTTATTTGTTTTAAAAAATTGCATCCAGTCACTGTACGCTTTAACATTATGGTTGTCTTTGTATTTTACGCTTAACCCCCAGAAGTTACTATTACGTTCAAATTCCTGAAACATTTTTAATGTAGATAGAAGTATTTTTTGACTAGTCCACTCTTCCATTGGTTGATCCAATAGTATTACTTCATCAAAATTTTTCGCTGTGTCTATTAGATAACCACTTGAAGCATCGGCAAGACTTGAATGATAAAATCCAGATTCAGCTGACTCAGAACCTTCTTCTAACAACCCAAGATTTCTACTACCAGACCGCCTTGCAAGATTTTCCGTTCTTACATTAGTATCTTCAGTGTTATTCCCTATCACTAAAACTTTTTTATTCACTTTTTAATCCCGCTAACATGTCTTTTAGTTTGCTACTCTGCACACTAGCAGTTGGAGTGGCAACATTTTCACTTGCTTCTACTACGCCGTTGCTTTTAATACGATTCATAATGTTACTGCCTGTGGTTTGTTGCGGTGCATCTTCATCTTCGCCCAAGTCTGTAATGCGCAGACTTTCCAAGTTAAAGCCAAGATCAATCTTTTGACCTACGCCGCTACTGCTACGAGTTTTCATCAACTGAATTTGATAGCGTCCACGCTCACGCATTGCACGACTTGTAAAGATACCAAACACATTATCCGCTGTGTTAATCTTACTTAGTCCGCCTGAGATATGGCTGTGATCAAATTCAATTTCATCTACTGCGCCTCTGTTCAACTGACTTGCTGTTACAAATACACAGTTAAGTTCTTTTGCTAGGTTACGCAGTTCTTCACTAACATACTTGTCCTTGACAAACAGATCGCTTGGGCTAACTTTAGCACTAACTGGCATAAGCAAATCCAAGTAGTCAATAAGCAAGAAGTCTACACGCCAGCCATTCTTGATCTGTAGTTCTTTCAAGTACGCACGGATATCATTTACATTACTCTGTGCTGGCATGTATTTGATCTGCAAGTTGCCTGCTTTCTTGCCCACCATCTTAACTTTCATCTCAACAGTGTCCAAGTCTTTAAACACTTCCTTAGTACTTACGTTTGTAAGCATGCTGTCAATACGCATAGCACTGAGTCCTTCACTAAGTTCCAAACTCAAATACACGCCGTTTAGTCCTTGTGTTACCCAGTTAACTGCTAGATTCTGCATAAACAAACTCTTACCTGATCCTGATCCACCTGCAAAAATATTGAGTTCGCCTTTGTTCATGCCGCCAAACAGTTTACGATCCATAGCTGGCCAGCCTGTGCTGATCTGCCCGTTATTGTCCTTGAGAGCCATTAGTCGCTCTCTAGGATTTTCAAAGTAGTTTGTGCCCATGTCTTTTGTAAGACTGATTTGCACTGCATCTTTGATAATCTTTTCAACTGGCTCATATTCGCCCTTCTCAAGCAAATCTGCACTCTTGAGAATGGCTCGTTCTAGTTCCTGCCGCTTGGTGAATCCTTCAAACTCTGCGAGGAACCAATCATTGTGACTTTCTGTAATCTCTGGAACAGGCTTTAGTTCAACACCTGTTACTGCACGAATCTGTTCATGTGTTGGAAGCGCACCATGATCATCGCTGTGCTGCTTAATAAACACTGCAGTATCATGTAAACTACGATCAAAGTTATCTACATTGTATATGTTTTGCACACGCACAAAATTCTGTGCATCATGCAGCATCATTTCTAAAAATAACTTTTGTAAGTCTGCTGTATATTCTTTACTCATTAACACTTCCCACAATTAAAAACACAGTAGTCCGGACGACTAGTATGTATTGTACTATAAAATTTATCAAAATGCCTAATTTGTTCGCTAAGTTTCGTTGTTTTTATATCATGTGTTTCTTTATTCTTCCACCAGATACTCTTATAATAGAATTCATAATGTTTGCTAAAACAACATGGAGCATAGTATCCATTTGCACTTATATAATGCTGATCATTATTTTTACAAAGTGGTTCTAAATCAAAATTATTAATACCTTCTTTTTTATATAATTGTTGTACTGTATCTCGTGATCCTATATGTGTAGTTGGCCTTAAAGGATCGTTAACCAACCAGCGGTCGCTGCCCATTAATAAAAATTTATCAACACCAAGTGATTCACTAAGTTTTCGTGCTTGATCTATATCATTTTCATTGAAACTAAATGGTATATATTTCCAACTTGTGGTAGCTGGGCCTACTACACATTCATTGATACCAGTCAGTATGCTATCCCAATCGGCATTTACTCTATATTCAGTAAAGTTTTCTGGGATACCATCAATACTAAATGCTATTTCATCTGATGGACGCAACACATCGTTTAAACTTTTCCACCATTTTTGAGTTTTATAGCTACCATTTGTTACAATTACTATTCTTTGGCATTTTGAAACCAGCATTTTTACAAATTTTATAAATTCACGATGGTAGATAGGATCACCTACATTTCCAGATAAAGCAACTTCATTTAATGGAATATCTAAAAAGTTTTGCAATTCATCAATGTTTAAATCATCTATGCTAAATTTATTTTTTCCAAACTTTTCTAAAAACGTTGTACGCTCACATCTAGGACATGCTAGTGTGCATCTGCTGGTGGGTTCTATGTGTAAACTAACCAAGACGTTTTCTCATTAAATTAATCTTTAAACTCATTGTTTGTTTTGCATCAACGATACTTTTAAGTGTAAACAGTTTGCCATAGCGCACAACTGCATCATTAATATCCTTAACATCACTCTCCCATTCAGGAAAACTAACACTCCATCCATACTCTAGTGCATCGTCAATAAGTCGTTGTCCTGCTGCATCTCTGTCTGGTACTAGTATAACTTCTCTAGCAAGTGTGTCAATAATTTCTGCTTGTGTCTCACTGGCATTGTTACTTAGTATTCCAACACCACCAATACACATTGCATCCAGTATGCCTTCTGTTACAATCACAAACTTTGCATTGGGTAACTGATCATCCATACCGTACACATAGCCTGTATCATAACTGTTGTGATACTTGGGCTTGCTGTTCTCATCTGTTGATCTTGCAGTATAGCCAATGAGTTTGTTTTCATATGTGCAAGGAATAATAAAACGCTTCCACATACCCGCAGGCTTTGTATTACTATACAACAGTTTGGTGCTGTCTAGTCCTCTGTGTGCTACATAGTCTTGTACACCTTGTGGTGCACGATCAAGTGTAACAACATTATCTGGCAGTGGACGAGGCTTAAACTCTATAGAAAATTCTTCGTCAAGTTCTTGGTCTATTACCACTGTGTCTTTGATGCGCAGTGCTTCGATGTTAAGCATACTGCGAGTATTTTCATCCACGCCCAACCAAGCGAGTAGTTTACGCATTTTGAAACTAATGTGTCTGCCTGGTTGCCAGCCTGTATTAAAGTTGCAGTTAAAGCAGTGATAACTTATAGCATCTCCACTTGCAATAACACCGCCTCTGCTACGCTTGTCCATGCTTTCGCCATTGTGATGACAGCATACTGCATTAAACGAAATCCACCCGTTAGTGGTACGCTTTTGCTTGCCCGGCAGGGCATCAATTACTGCTTGTTGGATACTATTCATAACTGTTATATTATACGCTGTTTTGCAAATTCATGCAACCTAATTGTGAAATATTCATGTCCTGCTTCGTTGGGATGTCCACCACTAGCAACCAAATCCAAACGACTGTCTTCTTGTGCAGCACGTTTAAGCATACTGTCCATGCTTACACCATCTATAAAATAGTTAGGATATGTTGTGGGTTTATGAGTACCAAGTGCATTGAACTGTAATATCGGTACACCATGTGCTTTGCATATGCTGTTAACCAAGAGTTTAGCATTGTCAGTAAACATATCATGACTTGCACTGTTACTGTTTAAAACCCATTCTTTTGCACTTCTTGTCCAACCTTGCTTGTCGTTTGCAAATCCATTATGTGTCCAATGATCATCATACCAACTAAAACGAGTTCGTTCTGTCCAGCCAACACATACGACTATTTTTTCATCGGAGTTTCTTGTTTTATTAAAGTAGTCTGCTACCTGTTGCGCGATTGCAAAATTACTGTTAGCAGGCTCTGCACGATTATCATACTGGCAATCAAAATAGTTTGCAAGTAATCCTAACCAGCAATGAGATTGTCTCCAAGGTGTATTTTTGTAATGCCTATCCCAGACTTCAGTTTTGCTAACTTCGTCCCACTCACCTTCTAACTGGGGATCTATTAGCTCACTTCCATAAGTGAAACTACAGCCAAAGCCAACTAACTTCACGGTCTATATAATACTTGACTCAATGTTCCTGATGTAGTTGTACGCTTAAAACGCACTGCACTGTATACGCCAGTAAAGTTAATGTAAGCGTTAGCAGTTTGTGCAGTATAGTTTGTTGTTGAGATAGTTGTAAAATCAGCGTTTTGAATACTATTGCTTGGATTAATTGAGCCCTGTATCTCCAGGGTGCCTGTGAACGCACTGCTGAAATAAACTTGTGCAGTGTGCTGTGCTGTGTTGCGATTTACATATGGTTTAATGCTAATAGTGCTGCCAGTGTCGCCACTACCAAAATCTTCCGTTGTGCTTGCTGTGAATGGAGGATAAACACCTTCATCAATTTCCAACACACCATTTGCACTATAGTTGTCGTCTGCATATGCTGGTGCAGTTCTGCCTTCTGGATTGGTAACCTTTAGTCCATAACTGTAAAACTTGCTGTCTAAGTTAAGCAGATCACTTTCGGTAATACTCGCTTCAAACAAGCCTTTGCGTGGATCAATTGCTTGAAGCGCACGTTCAACATATGCAACACCATTTTCTTTGTCAAGTATAACAATACTTGCACTATGGTCTGTCATGCTAACACGCTTTTGATCGCGGTTTTTAAATTCAATACGAACGTAATTGTCTATACCTCTGTAGACTTTGATGTTGGGTGTGTAAAACATACTCATGAGGTTATTAACTCCTGTATCAGTAATAACTGCAGTGTGTCTTTGTGCATATAAATATCCAGTAATAACAGTCATACAGTATTTATCGAAAGTGTTTAATGCCGCCTCTAGCAGAAGAAATATTTGAAAAATATCCGTTTCTAAGTTTAGTTACATACGGCGGCACAGAATATATAGGAATAGTACAGAATCAAGACGACACTGTACTAAGCATGTATGACTATAGCAAGATACCTGATGATCTTAAAGAAAGTTTTTTAGAACTAGGTGATGTGTGGTGGTGGGAATCAAATAGAATGATTCCTATTAACTTGTTTCTCAAAAAAGATTTTGCACAGTTTGCTAGTATATTAATTACATTTAACATTCGTGATACAGAAGTTGTTAGAGGCCCAAGTGTAAGTATTGCTGAACTAGCAAAAAAGCGTAGTAAAAGACGCAATATTCAATTGGTCAAAAAAGTAAAATGATGGAATTCTTTACAGTGCTTATGATCAAACACTTTATTGTTGACTTAGGCATGCAACAGTATTTGGGTCCTAGACAAAAACACCAGTGGTTGGGCGATGGTCACAGGCATTATTTAGAACATGGATTAGCAACAATGTTTATTGCACTTTGGTTTGCACCAGAGATTGCAGTAGTGCTAGGCTTACTTGACTATGTTATACACTGGCACATTGACTGGGGCAAGCATCATTTAAATAGATACCTCAAATGTGAAACAAGAAGTACTACATGGTGGTGGATTAATGTATTAGATCAATGCTTGCATGTGTTAACATACTATGCGCTAGTGGCGTGTAGTGCCGCCGCTATTGCTTGAAATAGTGTAGTCATTAACATCTAAATCATCAGCAAGTGTGTCCGCTACATGTTCAAGCATTTGCTTGATCTGTTCATCTTCTAAAAATGTTTTATACAATACCAGACTGTGCTTTAACAGCATAGTAGCCACATACATAAAATCTTCGTCTGTGGTTAATTGTGTTTGGATGTGTGCTACTAGTGCATTTTGTATATCTTGCATGCGTTGTGTGTCGTTAGCCATTTGTTTCCCTTAATATATTCATGTGTACTGCTACGAGTTGTGCATATGCTACACTGTGGCTTTTCTTAAAAAAGTATTCGTCACCCTCTGGACGTTGCCACACACTCTGTGCTACTTCTGCCCAAGTTTTACCCATTAGATGTCTTTTGCCAGGACGAATAACCGCAAGAAACATTGCCATACGAGGTATGCTATCAATCGGCTCTGGCATTTTACACATTAGATCCCAGTGATTGCCAATATGTATCACACGTTCAAAGAATGTTTTATCCAAAAGCATTAGCCAATTTGGATCACACATAAGTTCTACTAGGTGTAATTCGTTACGCACATGTTCATATACACTAACATTAAGCAAATCCAGTTTGAAGTATCCAATATCTTCTGCACGTTTATGTTCTAATGTAGCAAGTCCGTCATGTGCTACTGGAATATCTGTAAAGTAAACACCAGTGTTGTGTTTTGTTCCTGTATCCAATCGTGCACCTATACTTGATACATGTTTTAGTAATTGTGTTCTATCACTAAAATCAATGTCTACATCTGGCATATCAAATTTCATATCTTACGTCTTCCCAGGCTTCAATAGGATTTAAGTCCTGCGTATTTTTTGGATATTCTTGCCAATTTTCTATAGTATAACCTAGATGTTGTTCTATATAATAGTCTAGACAGGCTTGTTCGACTAGAAAAAAATCGCCTAGATCAAAACTTTCATTGTTTTTCCAAGCGGCAAATGCTTGTATTACACGATTTTCGCTTTGTATAAAAGGTTGCATGCGTTCTAAAAACTTCTCATGGATATCACTTACATCAGTCTTATATTGATATCCTAATCTTGTAAGTGTACTTTTTGTCATAGCTATAAAATTATCTTTTTCAAAAAAGTCTTTATAGTTTATTGTATATGATATATTTCTGTTGTCAAGTTGTTCTTCTAGTTTTCCTATGTAAGAACTATGAAAATGTTTTATGATATTTTTTAATAATTCTCTATATCCAGAAATATTATCTTCAAAACAGTTCAAAGGAGAACCCAACACTACTGGATGTCGGTTTATTGATATACGATGCACTATATCTTTATCATCCAATAGAAATAAATTGTGTTCGCCCCCAGCATACAAGCAATGAAGCATAATTTTATACAGGTCAGTCTGATCAAATATTACAATAGTATGAATATTTTTAGCATCATTTTCATACGCATGAAAATGGTCTATTACTTTTGTAAATCCAAAATTAGCATGTGCACCTAGGTTATTCTCCCACACATCAAACTTTTGAATAGTACCTGAACTAATTGACAAACACCTACTTAAAAGATTACCGTGCGTGCCTGGCTCAAATAACAGTATAGGCAAGGTCACAGGCCTGCTTCCTTTAGTATATGCTTTACCCATTCTGTGTCTGCAAAATAGTCTACAAACCTACGCTTCCAATAGTCCGGATCAATATATGGAAAGATCATTTCAATCTGCTCTGTGCTTAGTTTGTCCAGTGCTGCTTGCCCGCTTGTACAGTTAAAAATAATCCAAGCACTGATGCGGCCTGTTGTAATATGTTGTACAAGGACATTAGTATTCACATAGTTAAAGTAATGGTTGAATACACTGTCCTTTTCTTCTGCCCAGGTTTCCATAGTTTTAATACTGCGCTCCAGTGCATCCTGCGTTGCTTCTTTACGCAAGTGATCAAACAAGTATTCTTGATACACTGCGTCTTTGCACCAGTAGTCCAGTTTCTTGTTGCTCTTAATAACCCAGTCAATGAACTTAGCAGTGTTGATTGCACGAATAGCAACCATGTGTCTACCAAACTTTACAAATGCATTATAGTATGCACTGTCACTGAAGTCTTTGTATGTTTTAAACTTTGCACTGCCCTGTGTAAGTTCATAGAAACGCAAATAAGCAGTCATGCCCAGTTTAACGCCTGCTTCATTCTCTTGTTGTGCTCTGCGCTTTGGCTCGCACAAGTGCGCCACAAGGGTACTTTCCTTGCGATATCCTTTGCCACAGTATTGACATGTGTAGTCTTTGGATTCCATACTATAATTAATTATAGCATCTTTTATGACGCTTGTAAAGTCATTCATTTAGGTTTTTCCACTTATTATACAGATACTTGGCATAGAATTTATGGCCAGGCCCAGTCTGGTGGCCTGCCCATTTGTACTCAGTAAAATTAAATGGTTTAAAATTTTCTTTCTGCATTATACTATGAAAGCTATCGGTGAAAAAATTTATTAGTCGTGGTCGTTTTTCAACTTCAACTAACCACTGTTTTCCAAATTCATAATCAGGATCATAGTTATAGTCAAAACCTAGATTATGGATAATAAAGTCTACTTTATGATATTTTAAAAAGTCATGTAACATAACAAGTTTGCTTAAAGTTTGGTATTCTAAAAAAGGATACTCAAACCATTTAATAAATTGCTCTGCAAATTTCTTGTCAATGTCAATGAAATCATTAATACGGACAGTCTCAACTTCTCTTTCGCTGGGCATACTGAGGTACGGATAATTAATATCTACAACTTCGCCAGTTGATGTATCAAATCTTTGTGTGTGTCCTATACCAATCATATATGCAGTATTTTTGTTTGATAAAACGTGTCTCTGCGCAGAACGGATAACTTTATCCACACTCTTTCCAGGGTGTCCATAGTTCTCCATTTCATAACCCATAAGTTCTGCAAGATAATATCCCATGACATTACCCTCATTGTTATTTGCTATACTCCAACTATCTCCATCACAGTATAATTTCATGCATCACCGTAGAGTTTAGAGATTTCCTTAAGGTCCTTGTCTGTGTACATCGCACACAGTATATCCAGTTCGTCACTTTTTGCAGTTGGATGTAGCCGCTCTACATCTTTACGACGCTTACTGCTATTATTCTTGTCTTTCTTTTTATGCCCGACCCATTGATGGAACTGTGTACCCATGCCAGGACTCACTGTGCATAGCAATTGCCATACAAGTTTAGGATGCCGTGCTAGTTCAAAGTATGTTTTATTAACACGCTGATTGCCAGCCATCAAGTAGTATGCTTGTAGTTCACTGCTACCTTTTACTAGACTTACATAACGGTTCAGTAGGAAAGGTGCAAGTTGTTTTTGATGTTCAGGAGTAAGCCCATCATAGAACGCATAGTCTTTGCGATCTATTGCAGCGAGTACTGTGTTTAAGGGTAACTTGTCAGTCAAATCTAACTCCGTGTGTATCTATTACATCACTAAATGATAACACAAACATACGAGCATCGTCAAGTGTTTCAAACTCTAGCACAACTGTATTGTCCACGCTTTCTATTTTATACTCTGTGTCTGTGCGGTTTTCCAGGTAACGCTTTACACGATCTATAATGCCCTGCGCACGATTGCCATGTTTAACTGCAGTGTGAAAATCCAAATAATGACTAAACTGAAAACTTCTATAGTCTGTGCGGATTATTCTACCAGGCTTTGTCAATGCTAACAATCTCGTTTTGTTTGTTAATCTCTTTGGCACAGAACACACAACGAGGATTCTCTACGCCTGTTTCAATTGGAATAGCAAGGATTTGTCCCTGTTTAAGTTTAGGGAAGAACCATTTAACATCGCTGTAAATGTCCACAATGTTTACTGGCAAGTAGTTGTGTCTAAAATCTCCCAGTGGATTAAACACAAAAGCATCAAAGCCTCTGTCATTTAAACTGCTAAAGTTAAGCATCTCTAGGTCACCGATGTCTCTGTCACCAATAAGGATTTTCCAATCCACTGGCATGCGAATCATATTGCCGCCAATATCGAGCACCACTGCTGGACTGTTAAAACTTTCTAGAAAGATCAGCGGAATAAAAAAGTAATCTGGATCAGCAGGATTACTGTTGTCCAGTATTGCAAAACGAAGGTCATCTACTTCGTCTGGTATGTCATTCATTTCATATGCAGTGTTTTCCAGTGTTAGAATTCGCAT